AGCCAGAGCCGCTACAGGTGATCCCACGGGCACCGAGCTACACCGACAACTGCCATGAACAGCGCCAGGAGGTGGGAACGGCGGGTTGTTGACATTCCAGACGCTGCCATTTTTGGCTGCACAGTCAGCTGTCGTCTTTTTATCCATGACAGCCAACCAGCGAAAGAAAGTCTGCCCTTGTGCGACCATGTCGTACTCGCGGGCTATCCGGGCTCGGCGCAGACCTGCCTTACGGTGTGCATCCAGGTAAGCCTGTTCGCGTCGCAGGGCATCAATGAACCGCCCCTCAGCGGCCGCCTTCGCCAAACGTTTCGCGGCGGCCAGGAGGTAGCGGGCGCGCATCAACGGTTCGTTCGCGGCCATACGTTTCGCCATTGTGGGTGGCCCGAACCGTCTACTCGTTTTCGCCGCTTCGATCGCGGCGCGTGCCCGTTCCGCCGCTGAACCGTCAGCCATCGAGCCGAGGATCGACAAAGGATGCGCCGAGCTACCGGTTGAGCCTGACGTTGGGCCTGAGCTGGCAGACAGGCTGAACGGGGTGGACTCCGGCATGTCCGCGACAGTGGGGGAACCCCACCGTGTGCGACCGGTCAGGGCAGGCTCGAGGGTGAGCTTCCCGGCGGCCGCCACAGCGCGCCTAGGCAGTCCCAGGCGAACTAGCCGGCCCACCAGTGCGGACGGCAGCGTTACCGCCTTGACCGCCACCACAGACGCCAAGAACAGCGCCAGGGCGGCGATCGCCGCCTCTTCCTCCGGGGTCAAACCCTGCTGCTGCTGTTGGTCAGCCCGATACGGGTCGAGCTGGACAGCGGCTGTCACTGGCCGGGACCAGGAATGTCAGCCCCAGCGCCGGTGCCCATCTGCTCCGCCGGCAGCTGCTGCATTGGTGGTGGAACAGGTGCAACCGGGGCGATACCGGAGTCGGAGCCGGCTTCGATGCGTTGCACCTCTTCGTCGATTTCCTCCCCGTCCCAGTCGTTGTGGACCAATTCGACCAGTGTCCTGGTGGATGCGGCTTCGGCGGTGCGCAACGCCAACGCGGTTTGGGCTCTGACGATCTGCGATTCGGACACGGTGTCGGCGAACTGGATTTTGATGTCCGCGTCCGGGTTCGCTTTCCCACCGAACTGGGCTTGGTCCACTGACAGCAGGATCCTGGCGAGTTCCTCCAACGCCTGGTTCCAGTGCCGCAGTTTCCCGTTGCGGGAGTGTTGGGATCTGATCTGGCGGGCCCATGATTCGGTTGCGGTTTGGGCGCTGCGCTCAGATTCCATACCGAACGTTTGCAGGCTGTATCCGGATCCGGAGATGATGCGTTCGATCAACGCCCGTGCGGTTTCGCGGTGTTCCTCGTAGCGGATTTTGAACTGGGTGGCCTCCAACTGCAGCGGCCCGTCGGGTGGTGATGTTAGGCCGACGTACAGTTCGCGGTCCAGGTCGAAGCTGGCGCCCTTGCCTAAACCTTGGGTTTCCATCATGTGCATGGGCACGTGAATGCGGGATCGGCCGTGGCGGATGTCCCGCATCCACGACGACATGACGTCGTCCAACGCGTCCAGTTCGGATTCGACACCGGAAATGTCGGCCCGACCCAAATCGCGTGCCGCCGGTAGATGCCGCCAGTTGCGGGACCTCGCATTGGCCACACCCACCACATCGAGCATGTCAATACCGGTGGGGACACCGGAGCCCTCACGGTCCGGGTCGGCGATCATCTCGGTTTCCGCGACATCAGCGGTTTCCGGGTGCGAAGACAACGGCACCTGCCGGCCCAAGTTGTCGTGGTCGCCCAGGTAGGCGGCATGCCACACCATGCCCGGTTCGTGGCACTCGAGGTGGCGCAGCACAGCACCACCGTCACGCCATTCGCGGACGAACGTGACCTCCATCAGATGCCCGTACCGGTACACGGGGAACGCGGCATCAGCGTCCACAACGGACAGTAGAGGTCCGGTGGGGTCGACGTCGCGGTCCCATCCGACCCGCAAATACACGTGGCCGAGTGCGGCGCAGGTTTCGGCGGCGTCGTGTAGTTGGGATGCGGCCCGGTCGGAGAGGAGGTCGTCGAGGCGGGCTTGTGTTTCCTCGTCTGGGCTGGTGACGGTGGGAGGCTGCCCGAAAATCAGGTCGGCACTGACCTGGGCGATTTCGGCGGCCAGTGGGACGTGCAGTTTCGCGCGCTGCTCACCGGGCTTCGGCGGAGAACCCCAGAACCAACGCTGGAACCTCGTGAGGGCACCTGCGAGGCCTGATGTGCGGCCGGATGCTTCCCAGCTGTCTTGGGCGGTGGTGTAGCCGCCGTAGACGCGGGACAGTTCTTCTGGTTCCCCGGACCACCAGGCTGACCAGCGGGCTAGGTCGTGGTAGACGCGTTCCATCGACTTCGGTGGCCATGGGGTGTTGGAATCGGGCAGCAAGGTTGTCCTCCTCTTAGCAGCGGAGGCGCGCCCGCCTGGCTATGCGTCTACAGGTTGATGACGTTCTGTTTGGTCAGGTTGTAAAGGGTGACCTGGCCGAAATCGACGGTGCCCGTACCACCACCGGCGGTGAGTTGCGGTTCCAACGATGTGGTGCCGGTTGGGACAGTGGCCTCGATGCTGAACCGGCCTCTGGTCACAGCGGCGTTCACGTACCAGGTGATGCCGACGCCACCGGATCCGGGGAAGTTCAGGAACACCTGCGCTTTTGTGCCGCCAGTGGAGGTGATGATCCCGGTGTAGCGGACCACGTCACCGACCGCGAACTTCCCGCCGCCGATTGCGATGGACTGTTCGATGGTGTTGGGGCTGCTGAGCGCACTTGTGACTGTCAGTCGTTGCATTTTGCCCAGCACCGCTGTGTCGGTGACGACGGACCGGGTGTACGAGCCGTTGGCTGGGTTGTTGTACACGGTCCAGCTGTCGGACACACCATCAGCGTTGGTGTCCGTCAGCATCAACCCGCCGCTGATGAGGTTGTTCGGGTCGGACAGGTACTGGGTCAACAACTCGGCGTTGGGTACCACGGAGGCTGACAGGGTGTTCCACAGTGCGAGCCCGATGGCCTGGTGCCCGGCCTGTGATGGGTGGATGCCGTCGCCTACGTCGTAGGCGGTGAGGTAGTTCCAACGTTTCGTCGGGTCGGACACGACAGCACACAAATCCAGGCAGGGCAGGCCGGCGGAGGCGGCGTACCGGACGATCCAGGAGTTGTAGCCGCGCATCGCGGTTTCTTGCACGGTGGCTGAGGTGTAGTTGTTCGGTGGGGTTGTCATCAGCACCGGCACCGCGCCGATGGCGGCGCACTTGGCGATGATTGTTTTGATGGTGGAGGCGAACAGGGCTTGGGAGACGCCTTGGTTGCCGTCGTTGGCCCCGGACAGGATGGTGACGATGTTCGGTTTGTATGGGGTGACGTCGGTGTCGAACCGGGCGAGCATGTCGAGGCTGGTGTCGCCGCCGTGGCCGGCGTTGCGCACGAAGTCGAGGGCGCCTTTGGAGTACAGGCTGGCCCAGAGTGCGAATGATTCGGTGCGCAGTTGTGTGTTGCCGGTTGTGGTGTCTCCGGCGATGGTCTGTGAGTCGCCCAATGCGACGAGGCGGTTGCCGAGGCGCATGCGGGCTGGTGCGGCGGTGGAGCTGGTGTTGGCGAGGCTGCGGATGAGGCTCATGAGATGAGGCCGCTGATGACCACTGTGATTGCGTTGGCGGTGCTGGCGGTGACCCAGATGGAGTCGCCGTAGCCGAGGGTGGCGCCGCCGAGGTAGTCCTTCAGGGAGAGTGTGTCTCCGCCGGAGAGGCTGTAGTTGGAGATGGCGGTGTGGGTGCCGTCGGCGGTGGCGCCGGGTGGGAGCACTGCGAGGGACACGGTGACTGTGAGTGCGGAGGTGTTGCAGATGGTGCCGTGGGTGATGGTGGCGTGGGAGGTGGGGGTGGTTGCGGTTGGTGCGGTGGTGGCGAGGATGAGGGTGGCCGCGGTTGTGGTGAGTAGGCCGGAGTAGAGGATGTGTCCGTTTCCGTTCGCCACCGTGGACGCCTTCCGTTTGGTTGCCTTTCGGCGTTTGGGTGGAGTCCGTTGAGAAGTCAGACAAACCGCAGTACGATCCACGTATGGGTCAACACAGCAGGCCGCGACAACCAGTGGCGCTCATCGCGCTCAGCGTCATCGTCGGCCTACTCGCCGTGCTGACCGTGACCTCAGCCATCGCGCTGTACAGCAACACAACCGTGGTACAAGAAGTCAGCGCACCCGTGGTGACGGTTGTGCCGCCGGCTGTGGCAGCACCGGCCGTCGTGGTGAATCAACCCACGGCCGCCGTGACATCAACCCACAGCCCGGCGGTGCATCCTGTGCACCACGTCGTGAAGCACGAGGTCAAGAAACACCACAAGGTCAAACACCACGGGAAGCATCACCACAAGCATCGGCACACATGCCACTAGGAGCCGCCGCATGATGGTCCGAGTCCCCCGCGACCGCCGGAACCAGTCGGAGCGTCCGTGTGCCCGCGAAGGGTGCGACAAGATGCTTCCCGCGACGGCGTCGGTGCAAGCCCGGTACTGCAGTGGACGGTGCCAACGCCAAGCCCACCGCGACCGGGCTAGAACGGACGGTTCAGCATCGACGGAATGAACGGCCGCCATATCGTTTGAGTCGACGCAATGGCGTAGCGTGCAGCGTCACAGTTGTGCACGAGCACACCCCCGGCGAAGTACTCCGGGACGTCAGCGACGGTCAGGTTATAGACCGGCTGCCTTTCGCTCCTCGCGGTAGTACGCAGCACACGTACGGGAGCAACAAAGCGTGGTTTCCTTCTTGCTCTGAAACGCCACCCCGCAACGGGCGCAGACGAGGTCGAAGCAAGCAGCCGCGTACCGCGATTTGCCTCGGCAACTGACAGAGCAGAACCGGCCAGGATTGGGATCCTTGCTCTCCCAAGGGTCGAGGCACCACTCGCACACCATCGCGACAGGCTTAGCTTCAGCCCACCGCTTCCGGCCGCCGACACCCACCGTCTCCCGGTTGACAGCGCACTTGCGTGAGCAGTGCTGAGTCTTGGAGTAGTGGTTGATCCGGAAGGTGTTGCCGCACTTCGCGCAGGTTCGGTCCTCATCGTCCAGGCCAGCATCACGACGCCACGCTGACTTGCAAGCGTTAGAGCAGAACCGACCCTCTTGCATGGCTCGAGACCAGTACTCGGCACCGCACTGCTGACAAGTTCGGTTGTCAGGCTCGCGCCCTTCCCAAGCATCCTTAATGGTCGGCCGTGCAGCCCAGACATCTCGTCCATGCTGACGGTGCCACTCGAGACCTTCTGGCGTTCCGTGCCACTCAGCGGCGAGTGGCCGAATCCGCTCCAGATGCTCGAGCTGTCTCGGCTCACGCATCCGAACACTGGTTTCTTCGGCGTGGTGGGCCCGATGTTCCTCAGCCGGAATCGCCTCGAGGTTCGAGAGATCGTTGTTGAGGTGGTCATGGTCCATGTGGTGAACATGGAACCCGTCAGGGATCGGGCCGTTCTTGGCCATCCACACTTCTTCGTGAAGGCGTTTGACACCTTTTTGACGATCACCGATGCCAGGCGTGAAGTAGCGTCGATCAGAGTCGCGCTCTGAGTCCGGATAGCGCCGGAACTTGACCCCGTTGAACACGACAACTTCGCTTCTGACCACGACATCATTCTATCGCCATATCGCAGTTCATCCAAATTTGTCCAGCCCCGACCAACCGCCCAAACGGGATGGTTTCCGGTGCCGGTCAACGTCTCACCGTTCGACAACTCAACATCAAATACGGGCGCCGACGAGTCCGTCATCCCAGCGGAAACAACTGGCCGCCAACCATCTCTGGTCGCAACCAGGTCGCCAGGCTTAACCTGCTCGATCGGAACCTCACCGGCGACAGTCCGAACCTGGGTGCCTGCCACAAGGCAGGAGTGGTCTCCGAGCTTGAGAGGCTTGTCCTCCCCGCGCTCAGCAGCCTTACTGTCCCAGCTATACGAACCGAGTTCCGTGGTCAACCCGGTGCAGGATTCGTGGATCACCAGCTGGCCCGTGGCCAGCAGTGATGCCATCAGCCTAACCCCGTCCAAAACGGAATTGTTCGCATCAATCACATTTGACATTCCATCACGGAACAATTGCAATTTGAAAGAGGCAGCGCTGGGGTCGACCGCGACCCACTGAGGTCGGTCCGGGCCGATCCACGCCAGCAGATCTCTCGAGAGCTCGGCGTCGGTCTTCTGCGCCAACTGCTTCCTCGAGTCGAACCGGTACTCGCGCATCAGCACCAGGCGGGTCGGCGTGCCAGCAGTCGGGTCGGCTTGCTGTACGCCCAGCATTAGAGCGGCGGTCGGATTGACCGTGCCCACGTCCACGCCCACACCTGGGATGCGAACCATCGGAGGCAACGGCCCCCGGATGATGTGCCGCTCCTCGGAGAACATGTCGAAGATGAGGCCCTCAGCAAGGCACCACTCCCCAAGAACCCACCGGCGGTAGTGCAGGCCACTGAGGGAGCTGACGATCTGCTGCTTGAACGCCTCAGGCAACGTCGGGTTGTCGTCCAGTTGGAACGAAAACCGGTACAGGTCAAGCCGGCCGTCACCCGCGCACCCGGGGATGCATCTCATCTGCTCGCACAGTTCGCACGGCCACCGTTTGATCTCACCATCTCGGGTGAGGTGCAACCGTGCCTTATCCAGGTACTTCGTTTTCAGCCAGTGATGCGGGCCCTCAGGGTTCGAACTGAGCCACATCTTCGCGCCGTGCTGGCTCATACGTGTGGTCAGCATGTCCATGAACGACTCGGGCAGGGTAGAAAGCTCATCGACCATGGCCCCTACGAGGCTGAGTCCTCTGAGCTTCTCCTGACTGCGTTCATCATTGCCGCCTACCAAATAAACCCTGCGACCAAGGATCCACGCCTCACCGGACCCCGACACGATCTTGCACCGTTTCGGGCCGAGCATCTCAACCAGCGGATCCAGGCAGTTGCGCTTTAACGTGCGCTCCGTGCGGCCGGCAGCCAACAGGTTCCCCGGCGGCCCGTTCCTGATGAACTCA